CCAAGCCCAGGTTTGTGCGGGCAGCGGCAGCCGTACCAGCCCCCGTGCCCCCGTCGGCGATCGCCAGGTCTGTGATTCCAGTAATCGTGCCACCCGTAATCGCAACGGCATTGGCAGCCTGGGTCGCAATATCCCCCAGTCCCAGGTTTGTCCGGGCAGCCGCAGCCGTACCAGCCCCCGTGCCCCCGTCGGCGATCGCCAGGTCTGTGATTCCAGTAATCGTGCCACCCGTAATCGCAACGGCATTGGCAGCCTGGGTCGCGATCGTACCCAGACCCAGGTTTGTCCGGGCGGTGGTAGCACTGCCCAGATCCGCCAGATTTTGAGTCTTGCGGGTGTACTGGGTATGTGGATCGGCTGCGGCGACGTGGGTGGAAACTGTACCACCGGCAGCGATCGCAATTTGCAAATCCTGGAGAGCCAGAATCACGCCTCTAGGATTGGGGGGATAGGTCACAGCAGGGGTTCCTCCAGCAGCAGTTATACAGTTCCTCAATGCAGCAGCAATCGCGCCCCAGTTATTGGGTTGGGACGCAACAGACGCGATCGTACTGCCGGAGCTGGAGCCAGCCAGCAACGCCAGCAACTCTTCTAACTCGCGGGCAATCACGACCCAGTTGGGATTATACGCAGAGCTAACCATCCAATCAGTATGCCCCCATTGGGGTGACAAGGTGTAGTCCTTGAAGGACTACGGGATGTAGACCCTCAAGGACTACGAGGTTGGGCGGGTGTAGACCTTGAAGGACTACGGGACTGAAAGGGTGATCGGGATCACAGGTGGACAGAATCACCTGAGAGCCGGAAATCGGGGAAATACTCGCAGGGGGCGGGGTGAAGGGTGCGATCGGCGGGGTGGTAGGGGGCGAGTCCTGCCCGCAACGTGCGACCATGGTTTTTGAGGTCAAAAATCCTGGCAGAATTCATGGATCGCAAGGTTTTTGGAGGTCAAAAGTCAGCGGAAATTTGAGCCGCGCTTCGATAAGTGTGGTTTGGGTTTGTAGAACTTGGGGTAAAAAAACCTTTTTAGGGGATGTCCGTGGGAGCCTGCACAGGCAAACCCAGGAAGAGCCGGGTGGCAATGACATGCTTGCAGCCCTGGGCAGGATCACACCCGGCAGCGCTATCTTGCCACGATCGCCCCACCTGTTCAGAGTTGTACCGGGATTGGACGATCGCGCCCTGTGATTTCGTGTAGTCGGGACAGTCACATTCAAAGGTGTCCTCTGTGGATTCCGGTTCACCACCACCACCACCACCACCGCCACCGCCAGTGTAGGGAGGGGGAGGCGACGGAGGGGGGGGATTTTGACCGATCGGGAGAATCCGGACATCCACCGATCGATTCGTGCGGCGAGAGCTAGCCAGAGGGAAGCCAGCAGCGTTACTCAAAGTAATATCCCATCCGTTGGAATAGGTCGGACTAACCGAGTTGGGAATGCCAAACGAGCCAGGAAAGGGACCGGGGAACCAGAGGATGGTACCACCACGGGAAACGCCCATGTAAGTGCCCGTGGAAGAAGAGGTGTAAAGGTTAAACGGGGGATTGAGAGGAGAACCAGAAGAAGAATCTGACTCAGTGTGAAGCGAATCACCCGGGCAAATTTCGACAAAGGACACACCATTCCAACCGTTATTCGTAAGTTGAGGGTAGCCACCGAAGGAAGACCCATCGGGACCGATCAGGTTTTCGTAGATAAAGACGTTCGCCCAGAGGATGAACGTTGTGCAGGACTGAACCGGAGGCAGAGCGGGCGGAGGGAAGGGATCGTAGACAGAGGGTGGAGTTCCAGGAGGATCGGGGGGTGGTGGGGGAGGTTCACCACCAGGGACAAAGCGAACACGCCAGAAGTTATCGTTGGAGCGATCGCTGTAGTAGCCAAAGATCAGCCGATCGCTTGGCTCGAACTGCTTATTCCCCTTAGCCCGTAGTTGATGCAGACGATCGCTACTGAGAATCTGATCGTTCACCTGAACGAAATCGGGTCCAGCCTTCGCAAGTTCCACAGCCTTGGAATAGCGGAGCGCCTGCGACTTGTAGCGACGGGTTTGGTCAGGCGAGTAGACGGGAGAGTACCCGATCGGTCTTCCCCTGGGAGACTTAGAGGAAGGATGATATCCACCCGGTTTGCGTGGGTCACGGCGATCAGACATTCTCGTAATGTCCACCTTGCACCCAAACATGCAACGCCACACCGGAACTGGTACCGAGAGCGGCATAGAGTAAATCCCCTGCCGTGAGCATCAACCCGAAGGAGCCAGTAGGGGTGAGGACTTCAGGAAACACGAGATTGGTACGAGCGATCGCCGTTGTGTTGTTGCTGCTAGCGACAGCGGCGATCGACGCCTCCAACACCAGATCAAACGTAGACTGCCCCGCTTTTTGGCGAAAGAACCGCAGGACATTGGCGCTAAAATCACCGGCTGGAATCGCCCAGGCGGAGAACGCCAGGAAGCCAGAGGGCGACGCAGTACCCAGCAAAACTGCCGTACCAGTGCCCGCACGATCCATCGTTTGGGACGTGAGACGGGCATTCCAGAGCGCAACGTCCTCAATGAAAATGGGTGTGCCTTTGTTGACTGGCATAGGTTAGGCGAAGTAGAGGTAGAGGTCTGAACCGGTCGTGATGTTGTAGGTCAGCTCGGTTGGAGCCGGAACCAGGGGATAGGTGATGGTTTTAGAGTAGACCCGAAACCGATCCATTTCCGGTTTGTTCCAGTTGGGGGCACCGACAAACCGAGCCAGTTGATCACACTCGTAGATGTAATTTTTCTGGCGAGTTTTGAGGTCTTCCGCTTCCGCCATCAAATCGGTTCTCTGCACATCCCCCAACAAGATCCGGTTCGTGACCGGAGCTGTTTCCTGAGCATCGATCTCGGTCTTAGCAAGAGTCCGATCGCAACGGGCAATCTGGTCACGAATGCGCGTTACCGTGCGGGTATCGGCGATGTTGTTCATCCGGTCTTCCAGCAATGCCCGATCGCGATACTCGACCGACTCGTTATAGCCGAGATGGAAGCGAACCGTGCTCTTGTCTTCGTCGGATAGACTACTCATTCAGCGTAGGGTCAGGTTTGCGACGAGACTTCCTGACTTGCCCTGGGGCATCAGGAAGACCCGGAGGGCCAGGAGGCGGGGGAGGAGGTTGAACGATGCCCAAATCCTCCGTGAACCAGACATAGGGGATATACCCAATATCGGGCAGGAAGACATAACGCTGTCGACCTGCCTCAAGCACGTCAACATCGGTATATCTTTTGCCTAGATAAAATCCATCCATGCAAATCACCAGGTAATCCCAGCATCAAGTTTGGAGTCCACCAAGCGGGTACCAATGTTATCGGCGTAAGGGGCGGTTGCCCGCTTCGCAAACCAAATTTCAACCGGGATGTAAACGACCGGAGTAGCCGCAGGCGCAACCAGAGAGTTGCTACTGGCGACGTTAGAGCCGTTATGCAAAAACAACCCCAGAGTTAAATCAGCGGTTGCGGCGACGAAGCCGGAGGGAGAAACGGCCAGCCTGGGAGCCTGTACCGCCAGAAGAGAACTGGCAACGGCAGCACTGTTGACGATATAGCCACCCGTGTCAGTGGCGCTTACGCCCAGTTTGAGAACATCACCATTAGTACCAGTCAGGGCGGTTTCAATCCTGAAACTCGCCATCTGAATGTAGGTCGGATCGGCAGCAGAGCCAGCGATCGTAAAAGCGCCACCGGCTTCATCAAAAATTGACCAGGAAATCGCAGGGGTCGTTGTAACACGGGCTTTGCCGCGCTTGCGGTAGTGGACGAAGCCACCAAACTCGACACCATCGGGTGTAACGGCTGGAACTGGATAAAGAGGCATCGTTTATTTCCCCCTACGCAAATGTGCCAAAAGTACGCGCTTCAATCACAACGCCAGAGCTATCGTCGTCATCGAGGAGATAAACCACATCGCCCCACCACGACCAGATGAAATGGAAATGACGATTAAAGTCTGTCTGGCTATCAACCTCGATCACGGGACCACGACCACCGGAGCCGATACCAATCGCAGAGGGACCAAAGAACAAGCCCAGATAGGCAGTGAGAGAATTTACTGTCCGGGTGACAAAGTTGTTACTGGGGAATAGCAAAAATCCGCCATAGACAACGGGAGCCAACATATCTTGCTGCATAGGCATTCCCGTTACAGCAGAGCCACTGGCTTGCATTCCCCTATAGAGGGGGGATTGCTCGATCGGAATCAGCCCGCCCTGGAGCACAGCCCTTGCCGTCTGCTTAAAATCGGTGTCCTGGTAGAGATGGGTCATCATCTCCAGACTAATCAGACCATGATGCAAGCCAGTAGACTGAAAGACCGGAGTATTGCGCCTGCTCAAACGGTACTTAATCATCGCCAGATCGTCGGAATCAATCCGACTCGTAACCAATGTAGACCCATCCGCGAGACCGTCCGGATTGTATTTCTGAGTGGTAGACATCGCTTCCAGGATCATGACCCGGTCGAACCAACGTTGGAAGTCATCCGCCAATTGCGCCGAACCAATCGCTTCATGGAACCGCGCCAGCCCATATTGCCAAAGCATCTGACGGGCAAACAGCATATCTTCCTTGGTCAGATGCAAGGTTGACGCAGCCCCCGCAGCATCAGACGGGCCAGTATGCTCGTAAATCGCGATGGTTTTGGTGTCCTTGGTCAGAGATTCACCGTTAGCAGTCCCGATCAACTGCGTTTTATCACGGCGGCGGGCAGTTTTGGTCAACCCTTTTTCGCCCCAGACCTTGAACCTATCAAGCTGAACGGACTTAGTCCGGACAGCCGAAAAGTCATGGACGGTTGGCGGTTGAAACGCCTTAACAGCACAATATTGCGGCGCAAAGCGGGCCAGGTTACGACCCAACACGGCCGGAACCGCGTCATCCAAAAACAGAGCCATTCAAACCTCCCAAGTAAAACGAACAAATTAAAAATCGCCACGGATCAAGTCAAACGCCAGAGAACGCCAAACATCATTCGGAATCGAATCCCAATTCGCCTGAGACTGATCCAATTGATCCAGAGGATTCCCGAAGCTGGCAGCTTGACGAATCTGCTCATAGTGAGTTTGCAGATCGGCGGCAGAAAACTGACTGGATGGGGGAGCATTACCACCAGGAAACGTCGGACGCTGAGCGGGGGGTTGGGGTTGAGATTCACTACCCAGTCGATCGTATTCAGCGAAAAATTGCTGGCGAAGTTGCGGATCACTCATAACCTGCTGGAGCTGTTGAAACTGTTCCTGGAGTCCGACTAATTGGCGGTTCGCATCGACCAGGTTCAAGCCCTGGGAACGCAGATATTCCTCATTGGTTGGGAAACCGGATTCATCGGGTTCTGCCGATACCAAAGGCGTTGAGGATGGGGGAGCGGGTAAGGTCGAAGAAGGGGGGGATGCTGGCGTTGGGGGTGACAGTTGATCCTGGGCTGGGGAGGTTAAGATCCTCCCCAACAGACTGTCGATCGTCTGGCGAAACCAGGCCTGATTGCTGGGATTGTTGGAGTCGCCAGACTGAGGCAAGGGCGGCGAGGAGGGCGGAAGACCGATCTCCGGGGTCGGGGGTACTGCTGGAGGAATCGAATTGGGTTCCATAGTTCAGATTATTGGCAATAAAGGGGATCAACAAGTTGGCGAGGGGTTGACCAGTTTCAGGATGAGCGACCGGAAGGCCGGTCGAGGGATCGAGTGTTTGCGCGAGTTGCGCGTACATGGCGATCGCGGTACTCAAGTAATCACTGGGAAATCCCCCCTCAGAAACCATTGCATCCAGCTCTGCATCGCTTTTTCCTGGGAAAACGTATTTGGCGGCCTCTTTCGCCGAGACCCCAACGAATTTCATCAAATTACGACTGGTGATACTGCGAAGGTTCGTTTGATTGGGTGACTCAATGTAAACCGGAGCCACCCGGAACCGCACCAGGCGATCGCCCAGGTCAGGTAAGCCTATCGTTCCCCCACTCGCGACAAAGAGCATTTCTTCAGCATAAATCGCCATTTCCAGAAGGCGACACAACCCATCAGAAAATAACGCTTCTTGCTTTTCAGCAGCGGTCGCCTGGACTTTGCCGTAGACGACGGAGGTTTCGGCAGCGGTTTCGATGCCGCGCTCCAAAATCCCCCCAAGACTCTCTCTCAGTTGCCGTTCGTAGCCATCAGCAAAAGCCAGCAAATCGCCCGGAACAGGGTTCACATCCAACTGGCTGAACATTTCATCAGCCTCCAGACCACCGATCACGCGTTTCAACTTCTTGCGATTGCGCTTACGGTCGAACGGTTGGACGGCAGCCGCAGGATCGCGGAAGCCGGAAGCCCAGGCAACGCCACGGGGCTCAGAAGCAGCACCGTTCGCTTCAATCACATCGCCAGCGTCGCGGGAGGTCAATAAAGGACTATTGCAGAAGAAGTCGAGATTCTCAAGGATCGTCGCTACCATCTCATCATGAGAGTCGATCTGAGCCTGAAGCGGCGAAAAGTCGCTCAGACCCTCATCCTCGGAAGCGGGAACAGGATTAAAAATCTCAACGCAGGGAAGGAAACCCAGAGAATTGGAGATTGGGGGGGAGCTTGGGACAGTTTGGGAAGAATCCTCAAACTCAAGCCGAGAATCACTTTCTTCTTTCGTGATCCATTGAGCCGTCAGGCGCAACCGCACCCAGCGATCGCGGAGCTGTCCATTCTCACGGACTTTGTAGCTGTAGATGATCACCACGGAATGAAGGTCGCCGTTGGCATCGTAATCAGCCCGGTACTGATCCGGTTTGTAATGCTGAATTCTATAGCCACCATCGCCAACCGGACGCAGATAGAGAAGCACGCGCCCGCGACGAATCATCATCGCTGCCATCTGACGGGACTTAGAACGGAGACGGTTATCGCGGACCAACCGATCCAGGAAGCGGCGGCGAATACCCTCAGAGTCGTTAAGCGGCAAAAATTCGACCCCAGCACCGCAGGTAAACCGCAAGATTTGCTGGAGGTGATTCAGCGGAACAAGGGACGAACCGCAGCCACTAAGGATTTGCTCCGGAGTTGCCATAGATATAAGAATACCCGCATTGCCTACAAATCCTCAGTCGAGAGCGGTTTTCGTGACCGTTTCTGCAATCGGTTGAGTCCAATCACTAGACCATCGCTCAAATCGTCGTGCTCCAGGTCAATGCCGAGAATCTGATTCACCAGACGGCCCATCGGTTTTTGCCGGTTGAAGCGGACGATGTTGTTCTCAAAGATGCCGCTAACACCCTCCAGACGGGCACGCTTATCGCCCCTGGGTACAACGGGTTCACAGACGAAGCCCGACAGACGACGACGCTTCATTTCATCCTTCCAGTCACCTTCAAAGCTGGCTTGATAGGCGACCTTCTCAACACACACCCTGAAATTGCCGTATTTCTTCCGCAACTCGCAGATCGCACGGATTTTCTCCAGGTTGCCGACAGCCTTTAGCTCGATCGCTTCCAGGACATAGAAAATGTCATCCTTCCTGCCAATCAACACCAACGCGGTGTAATCCCCTTTCTGTTTGTGTTTGTCGCTTGCCGCCAGGTCAACGCCGAGCACCAACTCATCAAAGGATGTGGGCAGCTCGGAATAGTGAATCCAACCGGGCTGAATGACCGCTTCATCCTGGTCCGGAGGAATTTTATTTTGGTACTGGTAACAAAAAATCAGCGGGTTGCGGTCGCGGATTTTTTGCAGTTTTTTGAGGGCGAAGCGGGCAGGCCAGTAGCTTTCCTCTTCACCCGTTTCGGGATTGGTGAGAATGGCAGATTGTTCAATCAGTTGCCATTCGTTCTCAACGGTAAACTCAGTGGCGTGAATGTCATCGCGGCGAAACCGAGTACCGATAGAAACGACCCGACCCCCAGGGATTAGAGTGGGTTCCAAAACTTCCTGCCAGTTGACAATCATCTTTTCGCGAATGTCCAAATTCGCGATCGCCGCAGAGGATTTGATTAAGTCGTCACAGATGATGATGGACGCACGACGGCTGGTAATTGCGCCGGTAATGCCCACGGCGTAGAAAGTATAGTCGCTGTCCAGGTTTGAAACGCCCGCGAATTCCTTATCAATTTCCCAATCCCGATCGCTCCAGCGTTCACCAGGGCGAATCCAGGGGAAGACCTGACGGTACTTATAGGAGCCAAGGATACGTTTAATCAAGCGGGATTGCTTGAGGGCGACGGACTCGCTGTAGCCGACATAGATAATCTGGGCGTGCGGATTGTGCCCAATCAACCAGGCAACGTAGAGGGCTAACCAGGTTGACTTTGCAGAGCCACGGGGAGCCAAAATGTCGAGGTTGGCACCAGCAACCCGGTTGAGTTCGGAACTGTCTTCACCAGTGACGAGATACAAAAACCATTCGAGATGGTGAGACTGGGGTTCCTTGTCTGCAACGAAAGGACCGAACGCAGCCAAATCCTCCCGCGCGTGCAGAGCGGCAGGGGTAGCGGCGGCAATCGACCATTGTTTTGCGGATTGCTTCGCCTGGTATTTGTAGCGAGAAGCAGTAGCAGCGACCATATTCCTAAAATGTCTGTTGATCGGGCACTTTAAGAATCGTAAATCTGTTGATCTTGAGATGAAGAAACATCGGGAACAACTCGCCGCCAGCCCAGGCGTTCAAGGGACTCTTGCGGGCCAGAAAGCATGATGCAATTGCCCGCTTCGTAGGAACGGATCAGGACAGAGCGAGTTTCCCAAACACCAGCCTCAGAAACCACTTCACCAATGAGGCAGGAATTCGCACAGATGGAACAGGCAACCCGATCGCCCACTTTCCACTCATCAGCAGACATGGCAAGCCCCCAGAGAAAATATAATCCTAATGGCGTAAAGACGACATAAACCATACTGAGATGATGAAGCAACCAAAGAAGCGGGGAGGATGCGGTCAGATTATCCAATTACTTCTTTCTCTAATTGGGCGAGGGATGCTGCAAATAGAGAATCCATCACCGGACGAATCGACGCATACTCCGGATCAGACAACAGTTTTTGCAACAATTCCACCAGACGATAGCCCCCACTGAGGATCAGTGATCGCTTATCCCGAATCACCTTACGATCCTGCAATGCCTGAGCCGACTGGCGCTGCTCCCGTAAGAGATCAACAACTTTGGACAGCAGGAGGGGGGGAATCGTCTCCAAATCTTCCGGTTGATTGACCATGCCCAGGACGAAATCGGACAGCTTGACGACATGGAACAGGGCAGCCTGGTGAGCGGCTAACGGATCAACACCCCGATAAAGCTCCAGAGTAACGTTGAGAGACTCCGCCTCGGTACCCGGACGATTGCGCTGTTGCCACCAGTTTTGGATACTGCTGATGCTGATGTCGGCAGTACCCGTTTCCTCCATCCATTGCTGAATAACGGGAGATTCCAGCAGCCAACGACGCAGGTCTTCATAGGTCGGGTTCGAGCGACAGAGTTGCTCAAAATCAGCCAGATCATCACCATCCAGCATGGCTATAGCCCGACCCGCGATCGTTGGGGGATGTTTGCGAACCGTCGTCATACTTGGGCAGCAGCTCCAGCCGTATCCAGCTTCAATTTCCTGCCAGGAGCGGCATTAAATAGGGCTAACGCCAGAGCCGCAGATTTCTTGCGGCGATCGGTATCAATTTGCGCCACTTGAGAGCGATCGGCAGCCCTACCCGCAGCTTCACCCTGTTGCAGTTGCAATCGGTTTGCCAGTTGCGCACCCTGGGAGCGATCGCCCGCCTGGAGCCGTTCGGTTTGCATCGCTCGGTTTGCCGCGAGTTGTTCAGCCAATCGAGCCATCGCCTGATTGCCAGCAACAGCCTGGGAGCGATCGGCAGCCTGGAGCCGTTCGGTTTGCATCGCCTGAGTTGCCGCAAGCTGCTGGGCTAATTGGACGGCTGGGGAAGCGGCAGATGCAGCGGCAGGAGCGGCAGGAGATTTCGACCGATTAGTCGTCGATCTTCCCCTGGTCGCACGTTCTTGCTTACGGAGCGTTGCCGCCAGTTGCGCCAGCCGGATTTGATTGCCAGTCCCGATCGACGCAGCCCGTTCAGCAGCTCGAGCATCATCGTCGATCAGACGCGGGCCAGATTTGCGGTTAGCCAAATCTGCAAGTGTACCGACGTTGTAGCCGTATGCCATAGGGGTAGAGACGCGATTTATCGCGTCTGATAGGATTACCAAAATTTAAACATTTGGGGGGTCATCGCCTTCGTTAAAGCAGCCGTGCGTTTGGCGCTGGACTGGGTTTCTGCCTGATAAACGCGGGCATTGGCAGCAGTCGTAGCCGAGTGAATTTTAGCATCGGCACTGAGTTGGGCAGATTCGCGTTGAGCAGCAGCCCGCAGTTGAGCCGATCCGAGTTGAGCAACGGCACGGGTTTGAGCCACGCGAACATTTCCACCCTGCCGGGTTGCTTCCGTCTCCAGCTTGTACCCCCCTGTTACACGGGCTTGATCGACTTTGCGATCGGCGGAATAGGTTTGCGCGGCTGCCTTAGTTTGCTCTCCTGCAAAGCCCAATTCCGCCACGCGCACCTTACCCACAGTCCGGATTTTTTCGGTATCCGTGCTAGTGGCATACTTCCATTTGCCCGCCAGGTCAGTATCAGCCAGCTTGTATCGACCTTGCAAATCGGTGTTTTGGAGCTTACCTGCAACCCGGATTTTTTCAGTATCCGTGCTGGTTGCATACTTCCATTTCCCTTCGAGGTCAGTATTGGCAAGGGTGTACTCTCCCTTCGTCTGCTCCTTCCGGATATCAGCACTCGCCTTGCGATCGATACTGCCGCCCGGAGCATGTTGCAACTGGGCAATTTTTAGCCGCGAACCGTCGTCAGCAGCAGACTTTTTCGACTTTTTGTCCTCATAAGGAACTGCGTTACCCGTACTCACCAGTTGTTCCCCCACATCTTTACCACCGGATTCACTCGCAACCGTTCGCACCGCACGATCGTGGGTGGTTCCCTGGTTGGCACCCAGATAAACCACTGATCCAGACTTGGCAAGTTTTTGCGCCGCCTGTTTGTCCTTTTCACCCTGCTCAAACACCGCTTGAGGGGACGCAAAGCCCTGCTCCTTCTGTTGTTTGGCAATCATACGGTTGCCGGGGAAGTTGTGATCCGCAGTTTCCCTGGCATCAATATTGGCAACCCGGATGTTTTTTTCCTCAAATTTTCCGGTTTTGCGGTTGTAGACGCGAACCGCGTAAGAGTCCGCGTCGCTATGGCGAATCAGTTCTGCCCGCTGACCGCTCCCATCATCGTCGTCAGTCCGGGGCACCGATCGGACTTCTTTAGTTTTCGGATCACGCACCAGGCGACGTTCGGCACTGGCACGCAGCAACCAATCCTTAGAGTATTGCTCAGCCTCAGCCGGAGTGCGGGTGGGGGTTTGATCTGGGGCTGGCTTTGAACTGGATTTATCCCAGTTAAACGGCTTGCCCTGCAAGCGATCGCTGATGAAGCCAATCGGGTTGGCAGCAAAATCCTGAGCCTGAAAATTGGCACTAAAGAGGTTGCGCTCAACTGGGTTGGAGCGGTCGATGAGTTTGCGGCGACCCTCAGTTTTTTGGGTTTCCTGGGACTGCTGGAAGCTGGAAATCGTATCGATCGCGCCGCCAGCTCCCGTTGCCCCGATCGCACCTCCAATCACACCACCAATCAGCTTAGTGACGGGAGTTTTGCCCAATTTTGCGCCAATTTCCGCGCCCTTGATGCCACCCAGGACGCCTGCCCCAGTCGCCGCCGCAGCCACGCCAGCATCCTGCCCCCGCTGGACACGAGAATAGAAATCATACCCCGCCGCAGCAACGCCCAATCCCTTAAAGGCTGGAGTTAGTTTCTGGCGCAGGTTGGGGTTAAACAGAGAAGCGGTAGCCACTGCCGTCCCAGCGCCCGCCGCAACACCCTGGGGATTGGTGGAAAGCCCCAGGAACCGAACTTCTGGGCCATTGATGCCGCGAGTTGTGCCCTTGATAACGCCCAAACCGCCCAGGTCGAAGGAGCCGGGGGGCATCGGTTTTCCAGCCCCACCCTTGAGGTATTGCTGGTAATACTCATACTGCTCACGGCTAACATCCGGTCGCTCCTGGGAGAACTGCTCGTAGGGAAGCAACCTGCCACCGCGACCAAGGATGTATCGCCCCAGAAATTCCTTGGGCAAGTTTTCGGGTCGGCGGCGATCGCCCGAAGTGGGGTCAGGGAACGCGGCTTCATAACCCTTTGGGCGGAAGGCTTCACCTGGATTCGTCAAATCAAACAGCCCAGATGCCTGCCCAAACGCCTGCACGCCAGCAAAACTGGTGATGGCAGCGCCCAACTTATTGCCGCCAGCCAATCGCTTCATCCCCTCACCGGCAGCAGCATAGAGATTGTTAAACCGCCACCATTGCTGACGAGTCGCGTCAGACGCCACATCCCCGACCAGGCGACCAGCAGCAAACTGGGCACGCTGAAGCGGGGTCATGCCCTCAGTAAATTGGGGCGTGCGTTGGAAGACGGATGTGGTTTTGCCCGTGACTTCGCCCGCACTAACCTGCATTCCCTGCTGGAATGGACTAACGGGGAGAGCTGCTGGGGGGCTGGTAGAGTTAAAGGTTCGCGCAAGATTCTGGGTTGCCTGGGGTGAAACCAGAGGAGGCAGAGGGCGACCGTGAACATTCACCAGTTCCCCTGTTTTGGGGGAATGGTAGGCAGGAAAGGGTAAGCCTGTCTGATCCGGCTGGAGCAGTTGCAGGCGAGAGGATTGGGAACGCCGAGCAAACGCCTGGGCATCCTTGGGCGTGAAACTGGTTTTACTGGCGAGATCCCGAATCTCCGCCAGCCTGAGCGGATCAACGGGGGGCAGTTTGAAGCCACTGCTGCCAGCAATGCGTGTCTTTTGAGGCATAGGGCAAGCAAGACCATAATTCGCAATTCGTAATTCGTAATGGGTAGTTCGTAATTCCGAATTCCGAATTATCAATTACGAATTGTCTAAGACCAGTATGCCCCCAGCGTGTACCCCCGCCGACACGACGACCGGGAACACCCTCACGGGGAGCGGCGGCAAGCACCGTTGTAGCGAGGATAACTGAAAGCAGGCAGGCAGGCAGGCAGGCAAGAAGTTTCATAGGAAGTTCACACCGCAACACCTCAGCTTAGATCAGAGCGATTGTTAAGACATCGTTACATTTTCTTGATCCGTGAGATCCGGTAGTCCCGCAAGGACTACGGAGATTGGGGATACCCGTGTAGACCCGCAGGGGCTGCGGAAATCGCCTGAGAACTGGAAATCGGGGAAATACTCGCGGGGGGCGGGATCGGGGGGGCGATCGGCGGGGTGATGGGGGGTGTCCTGTGCCCGCAGGAGCCGCGCAGGTTTTCCATTTTATGGGGGTGGTTCGCCTCCGCAAAGCCTCCGGCTCACGTCAAGGGCTACAGCAAGCGGAACACCGAACAAGAGTTATCTGCAAAGTCGAAAGCGCATTGTTCCGCCCTTGACAGGCACCCCCATACCCCCAAAGTTGTTGCACGAAAGGCAAGTTTATGAACTCTTACTCTCTAAGCAAGGTTAAAGGTGGATGGCAGTTGTCTAACGTTCCAAGTTGGATGATGGCAAAGTGTTATCTCAGGCTCAAGGAACTTGAGTTTGAGGTAACGGGAGCGGAGCTAGGCGGGCAGTGGAAATGCTCGCTCACGTTCAAGGTACCGAAGAGTGCGGTAACGAACTTGAACGGAATGAAAAAGCGGCTAAAGGCGTATCACACGAATAGAGCCGCTTAAAACGAATAGCGGGTAGTCGCAAGGCTACCCGCTTTTTTTGTTGCACGTCACAGAATTTCAAGGGTCAAAAGTCCCCGCAAATTTGAGCGACCCCTCGATAAGTGTGGTTTGTGTTTGTAGAACTTAGGGTAAAAAACCTTTTCACGAAGGCTATGCATCATTCGTCTGGCAGATGAGTCCCAAGGCTGCCCGCCTGCTGCCTCCGATCGCGCCTCAAGACAAGGGCAGCGATCGCCTGGCGCAAATGGTCGATCGCTGCCTGATTTTCTTCACAAGCAAACTTGGACTGCTGGTAATAATCCAACTGGTTCAAGCAGGACTGGAGAACATCAAGGATGAAGGCACCATTGCGACCGGAAGCAAGCGACCCACGCTGCCAGGAGATAGTAAAGCCAACGCCATTACTAATGCCACCATCAGGATTGCCCTCAGCATCAAGCCAGTTCTTCTCAAACGGTATCCAGTTATTCTGTTGCCAGTTCTGCATAATCACCTCAATTTATGAAACGCGGCATGTTGATCCAACCCATCACAATAAATCCAACCCAGAACGACCTCACCGTCAGCAAAGGTATCACTACCGAAATAAGCACACCAACAGCCGTTATCGTCATCATAATAAACGACCTCCCACCAGAGGGCAGAGGACAAATCGCTGATACCTCGAATCAGAGCGAGGACAGGAGCAGAGTTCTCAGGCAAATTCTTAGACATCGTTGCCGAAGACGAGCTGGGGAAAGCGCATCTAGAGCGAGCTGTGCGGGCATTTCCAGTGAGAGAGCGGGCAACCGCCAGAGTGAAATTACTGGAAGCCTTCAGGAAGGTTTTAGATTCAAAGAGATCAAAATCGGCGTAGATTGTTAGGAATGCAGCGTCAAAAGAAGCCATGAGCGCAAGCTTCCAGCGATCGCCATGAAGGAAAACTCTCTTTGCCCAAGGGAGTTTTCTTTTTTCTTAAGGTCAATGAGGGCAACCTAAAGGTAGGACAAAGATACTGCAAAGAAAGGGAGACGCTCAAATGGGGCAAGAGGATCATGTGAACACTATGGGAGGGGGAGCCGGGAACAGTGAAATCCGGTGGATAGGGACGTTGCTAAGTGACCAGAAGGATGCAATCAAAGACCTGGCAGTGAAGGTCGATCGGTTAAAAGACGCGATCGCGTCAGATATGAAAGAGATGAGGACCGCGTTTCACAATGAGGTGGTAAGCGTTGACAACCGGGTGGATAAGTTAGAAACGCGAATTGGGCAGCTCGAAGTCACAAACAAGATTCTGGCGGTAGTGGGGTCAGCCTGTTTAATTGGATTGATAGCGATCGCCATACCCAGAATTTTCAATCCGCCAGTGTTACAAAGTCAGCCAACGCAGGCAAAATAGTAGAGGCGCAACTCATCGCCGCGTTGCGTCAGACCACATCAAGGGTCCAAGAAGCAATCTAGACACGAGCACCTGTGTAGCCAGGTGCTTTTTTATTGACTTAGCTTTTCAATCAGGTGCAAGCGATTGAGGGTTGACTTGATCGCCTGATCCAGCACAGGTTCCTGGGCAGTACCCCGATACAGACGAGCCTGGTCGCGGAAGGAATCCAGTTGCTGCTGAGCACGCAGGTAGTTTTTGTCCAGGTAATCCTGAGCCTTAGAGGGATTGGTACGTTGCAGGCGATCGTAACGACGCTCAATCCGATTCATCTGCTCTGTATTAAAGAGACGGATATTTTTCATGGATTGCTCGATCGCCTGCTGCTGAGATGGATCAGGTCGGAGACGCTCACCAAACTTACCCCTGACGTTCTGACCAAACTCGTTCTTACCAAAAGGCACATTACCAAATTGCCCTTCATCCAACTTCTTCTTGCCCTGAGCCGCTACAAATTGCTCCAGTTTGGAGCGGGCAGCGACCTGGGCAGGACTGGCGCGACTACTCCCGCGACCCATTTTGATCGCCCTCCGCTTCAACATGATCTCCCCGATAGTTCGGCACATAGACCCAGCCACGGCGACGGCAGACATCCGCTATCGCTTTCCCACCGGCATAGACCAGGAAGTACGGCTTGTCTATGCCGGAATGGGTCTGAGCTAACTGGAACCGTTTGATCAGGTCATCCTTGCCCAGTTGGGAGTAGCCACGAGTCGCATAGCCGGCCCAGCCAGCCGGGACACCGAACAGAGCCAGGTTGAGGAAACGATCGGGGAGGTTGAGATCGACCAGGCAGGGAACGCCTGCTTTTTGCCACAGAACGGAGAGGGTACGTTTTTTATAGATCTGATACAGCGCAACCGCCCTGGGTGCTGCGGGGTCAATGCTGAAATTGGGTTCAACGAAGGCTCCTGGTTTGGCGGACAGGAACCGATCCGGGTAGTCCCACAGGGGGGCAAACTTACGGTCATCGGTGTAAAAGTGCCAGGTGGCACGCTCAGGACGGGTGCGAAACTTGGTGCCCCACGGCAGGACGGGGGAAGGAACCAGAGCGGGCTGAAGGTCTGAGTCCAGGGTGGGAATGTCGTAGGGGTTATCGGTAGCCAGAGCGTACATGGTTGATCTCCATCCTTCCAATCCATTTAATCAGGTGGGAAATGGATTGGAATGGGGGAATCGCTGAAATATCAACGGAGTCGGGGTTTATCGCGGGCTTTGCCAGCCAGCAGCAGCGGGGGCACGCAGGCAAAACCGGGGGTTTATCAGAGAGGGAAGCGGGAATGGTGAAATACCCACGGGGAGCGGGGTGGAGGGGAGCGATCGAAGGGTGGTGGGAGTCCCCCCCTGCCCGCAGTATAACGAAGTAAAAATTTTGAACCGATAGCGGCGACGTTAGCACGGAACCTGACCGA